GTGGAGGGATTGCACTGGGTGATTGAAATACGTAAGATCAATCGATGTATCAGTCTTGGTGACTGGCTGGTATTGCGTTTGGGTAATGAGAAGTTCGTGATCTTGAGACGTGAAATGTTCGCGCTCGGCAGTATCCAAATAGGCGTACATACCATAAATCTTTGGTGCCGCAGCCAAGTTACCCAGACCCGAGCGGCACTTGATTCGCAATTCAACATCATGATATTGGAGTCCAACGAGGGGGAGGGACTTGGTCCAATCTTCACTGAAGAAGAATGGGATTATGTAATGATCCCCCGCGGACCCACCGACACCCTTCGCGTTATCGGCTACCTCGGCGGTAGTGACCGCGCACGAAGCTTTCGATTGTCCCTCTCTGAGGATAACGTTGTGGACACCCTGCACATACAAGGAATCCATGCGGCAAATTTCTTGACCTCCAATGTGTAGGCTGAATTCAGTCACTGACGTATCATCCGTCGAGTGAAAAGCATCCGTGTTTACACCGACGTTGGAAATATTTGGGTGTTCGATCCACACGTAACTCAAAAGGTCACCCTTAGATCGAATTGGTACCACCACTTCACTTCCACCGTTGAAAGTGCCGATGTAGTCCATACGTTCGGGTTTGATAGCAAAGTTTGTGTAACGTTTGTAGTTTTGGCGCCAAAAACTCACTTGTGGTTCGCCGGTTATATAGGCATCCTGAGCCCCGACTGAAACGAGATCGACAAGTGCAGCTGACATAATTATTATTAAATGATATTAAAATTTTAGGTACATAACGAAGTATGGTTGTCTTTCAAGCACTCACCTGGGAGACGAAAGACACAGATGATGAGCACTTGATCAGCATCTTTGGAAAAACACATGAGGGTAAATCTGTGTGTGTCACAACTGCGTTCACACCTTATTTTTTTGTGAAGCTTCCAAGGAATGTCACTCAACAGAGGGTACAAATCATATACAATAAGATTGAGAAGGCGTGTCCTGGCTGTCTTTCCAGTTACAACACGATTCACCGTAAGGATGTCTGGGGGTTTCAGAATAATGAGCAATTTCCATACCTCCAGTTGTTCTTCAAGAATCTTGCTGCGAGACGAATGGTTGCTGGTAGATTAAGACGACCTTTGCCAGATGAATCGATTAAACTCAAGATGTATGAATCTAACTTGGATCCAGTTTTGCGACTTATGCACAGAACCGGTATTCAGTCAACTGGATGGTTGGACAGTGGTGATGAGTGTTACTCCGCTCACAATGCGCATGTTGACATCGATCTGGAATGTAAGAATTGGAGGAAACTCACTCCGGTCGAAAATCCAGAAACAGCTCCATTTGTGGTTGCGTCTGTGGATATCGAGTGTAACAGTTCAACTGGTAAATTTCCGGATGCTGATATCGAAGGGGACGCATGTTTTCAAATTGCAATCTCCCTGTGTAAATTTGGGAGTGACCAACCGTATGATAAAACATGTTTGTGTTACAAAAACACAGATCCAAATCTTGAAGGTTCAAACGTAATTTCATATGCTACTGAACGGGAAATGCTTGAAGCATTCCGAGACTACTTACATGAAAAGGATGTTGATATCATTACTGGCTGGAACATTTTTGGTTTTGATCTTGAGTACCTCATGAAACGTGCAATCGTCACTAAATGTAATTTGAAATTTTTTCAATTGAGTAAGTTACGTGGATACAATTGCGAACTTAAACTCAAGAAACTGTCTTCGAGCGCCTTGGGTGATAATGATCTGAAACTGGTGAGTATGCCCGGTCGTTTTATTTTTGATTTGTTTCATGAAGTCAAAAAGGGCTATAAACTTGACTCTTATAAATTGGACAATGTATCTAAGTTGTATCTCGGTGACAACAAAATTGATATGCCCGCAAAGGAGATGTTTGCCAGGTACAAGGAAGGCGATCCCGTGAAATTGCGGGAAGTTGCTGAATATTGTATTAAGGATACCCTTCTTCCACATCGCCTCCTGTCTAAAATGTGTATCCTGATTAATCTTCTAGAGATGGCTAAAGCGACGTGGGTGCCCCTGTGTTTTCTTGTGGAAAGAGGTCAGCAAATCAAGGTGTTTAGTCAACTCACAAAGAAGGCTCGAGAAATGGGATTTATGGTACCCACGATTCAGTATGGTCAACTCGCCGAACAAGGGTATGAAGGTGCGACGGTTCTTGACGCACAAAAAGGTGCATACTATAAACCAATTACTGCTCTAGATTTCGAGGGTCTATATCCGTCAATTATGATGGCTCACAATCTGTGTTATTCAAGTCTTGTGATGGATCCAAAATATGAAAATGTCCCGGGCATTGAATATGAAACCTTTGAGATTCCAGTTCCGAGTAAGGTCGAAGGGCAACCACCCACAAAACGGATGTGTAAATTCGCACAAGGGGTTCCAACGCTTTTACCGAGTATTCTCATCGAACTGAAGCAATTCAGAAAACAAGCGAAGAAGGATATGGCGGCGTCAACTGGTGCACTCCAAGCGATGTACAATGGTAAACAGCTGGCCTACAAAATTTCTATGAATTCCGTGTACGGATTTACGGGCGCCTCAAAGGGTATCCTTCCATGTGTAAACATCGCGTCAACTGTGACGACGAAGGGTCGTAGCATGATTGACCAAACAAAGGAGTACGTGGAAAAGCACTTCCCGGGTTCAAGAGTAAGGTACGGTGACACCGATAGTGTAATGGTCGAATTCGATGTGGGTGACCGCAAAGGTATCGAAGCTGTGGAATACAGTTGGGAAATAGGTGAGCGTGCCGCCGAAGAGTGTACCGCACTCTTCAAAAAACCAAATAACTTGGAACTCGAGAAGGTGTATTGGCCCTATTTTCTCTATAGTAAGAAACGGTATGCCGCTAAACTTTGGACACAAGGAAAGGATGGAAAAATGAACATGGATTACATTGATGTAAAGGGTCTTCAGCTCGTGAGACGTGATAATACGGCACACGTACGTGAAGTGTGTAAAGAGCTCTTGGATGTCGTACTTGAAAGTAGTGATACTGAACCTCCGAAAGCACTCGCGCTTCAAAGAGCTCTCGAACTGATTGAAGGTGATGTTCCCAACGAAAAGCTCACACTTTCACAGGGTTTGTCTGATTCCTACAAGGTCAAGGGGAATAGTGTGTCTGTAAACAGCCCGGGTATTGTGGATATCAACCAAGCACACGTCCAAGTTGTACGCAAAATGCGAGAGAGACAACCCGGTTCGGAACCACAGTCAGGTGATCGCGTGCCTTACATTCTCGTGAAGACTGAAGATCCGAAAGCAAAGGCATTTGAAAAATCAGAAGATCCCAGGTATGCGAAAGATAACAATGTACCAGTTGATTATGAATACTATTTCATGAATAAGTTCCTCAATCCGGTGTGTGATCTCCTTGAACCACTTTTTGAAGACCCGAAGGAAGAAATTTTCGGTGAATTGCTGACCAAAATTAAACCTAAAAGAAGACCAAAAAAGAAAAAAGAGACACCTCTCGACGAACTCCCATTTAAAAATTAGGCGCTATACTGTAATAAGGGTATGCGGGTTTCTGATAATTTAAACAGGGTATTCAATGATGAGGTAGAGAAAGCATGCCATGAACGCATGTTAATTTATGTGCAGTCCATATCTTCTATTCATAAGATACCACTCAAGCTTTTACTACGAGATATGCCGAATCCAGGTGGGTATTGTTTAGGTATTAAGAAGGGCGGACAACCTTGTACGAGAAAGGCGAGCCAAGATGGGTTTTGTTTATCGCATGCAACATCTAGCAAACTTCATGAACCCGTGAACGTAAATAAGACTGTATTGAGACACAATCACACATTCCCACCTCTATTTAAACTTGGGTGTCCCGCGTGTGAAGCTTCATCTAGTAACCAATTTAGAGATTTGAAACTTATGATGTAATATGAAGAAATCGGATATCCTACTAAATTCAATCGATGCATTTTATGGTACCCCCGAAAATGGAAGGACGCTCTCGCAAATTCTTTCAAAGACGGGTGGTATCTCCCTTAGAAATTTGGAGTGGTTCATCACGAACTATTCCAAGAAAACGAATTTGATGTATAAAACAATCGATGGCAAGATTTTCAGTGTACACTGTGCTTATAAATCAACTCTCGACGGATATAGCAAGAAATTGTTCGACCCATTTTGTCGATCAGATAAAATTTCGTATAAGATACCAGGAACAACTGATGAAATCAATACGACTGTTGCACAGCTCAATTTCATCAAATGGTGTATTAAGAATGGTATTATTTCTTATATAAAAGAGCACAAAGACTCTCTATTCGGGAAATGATGCAATCATCATGGTTCCACCATCTTGTTTCAAAACAATTTCATCCCCGCTCATTAAATCCCCTGTACCGTATTCACCTATGTTAGCTGAATACGATAAAGGTTCGACTCTTGTACTGAGATACCCGTTTTCAAATGTGAGAGTGGTATAGGTTGAGTAGTATATATGACACGTGAATTCTTCGTTTGTACCGTGATACGGGTTAAGAGTACATTCGAGAGTGGTTCTATTGTTTTTGATATTAGTAAAGTCGAGACTCCCTGATGGATCTACGTTACGTGGATTCATAGAAAAGCTATATGTGTATATATTTCTGGGCGTCCCATGGAATTTGTGATTTAATGTGGTGAGATACCTGTAATAGTGTGAATCTGGATTGTTTATGTTTGGTAAATCTTCACCGTTTATCGATAGTTTTGCGTTTATTGCTATGTCATTTGATACTGAATCGTTTGCTTTCGTGTATGATGGGAGTGGTGTAAGATTGAAACGATTGTGATAATAGTGTGTGTTTTGGGTAAGTTGTGCGCTATTAGTTAATACCGAGGCGTTACTCGCAATTGTTTCATCTTCAAATAATTTGTTTCTGAAGAAGAAGTGGAGTGTTTTCACCCGACCCTGTGGAGCAAGTTCAATTTTGAATTTGTCCTTACCGGGTTCTGTATCGGCTTTGGGATGTGTGTTAAATATATCGGTTATCATTTCATACTTAGAAGACATGTAAAACAGTCTTTCTTCTTGAGTGACTACTATTTCTTCTGTCACTATATCAAAACTGGGTAAAGTTAAATCAGTTGGCTCATCCGTAAAAAATGTTTGTGGTCTGAATTCTATATCGAACTCAAGCTTTTGTTTGTTCATAGCACACAAAGGAAAGTATGGGCGATTGTGAACGTTTGTCTCGTAATCCGAAGACTCATACCTTCTTGAAAAAAAGAATGGTATAGGTACATAAACAAATGTTTCATTGAGTCTTAATAGTTTGAGTTGATTTGATAATATCGTTTCTCGGTTTAAAAATCTATTATCTGTGTAATCTCTACTAATGTGCTCCGCGTGATCCAAATATAATTCATCATAAATGAATCCTATGTCATCTTTGTATATTTCAATGACGGTTTCGTCTACGCGCATTGTGATACTTTTGAACAAGTGTTTGCCCACTTTATCGGCATAATTATAATCTGTATTCGATAGACCTGGTAACTTTATTCGTATGTACATGTTGCACAAAAGATCCCCCATATTCATTGGATTAAATGACGCTTTCACGGTTTCGCCAAATGGCCATTTTGGTGAAGCATTAGGTGGCTTGTTTATATTAAAACTCCTATGAAACTTTCTAAATTCAGAGTGTTGCCTTGGATCATATTTAAAGAGTGATTCTTTGTCTAGAAGATATGTGTCCTGACCACCTATAGCAGTCAAACAAAGTGAGGCACCCGTGTCTGGTCCGGATCTATCACACATACTACTTATTGCTTATATATTTTTAAATCCGATTTCCACATGTCCAAGTGTGCGGTCGCATCCAATATTTTCAATTCTTCAGTCGCTTTTCGTGTATCTTCCATGAGTGATTGTACAGCCTCTTTCGTGTATTGGTATGTCTTAATGTTGAGCAAATAGTCGTATGACCCATCAATTGTATCGTATGATTTTGAAATCTCACTTTCGAGATCACTCTTCTTTCTCTTGAAGACAGTGATACGTTCATTAATCACCGCATCCACGAAACGAGACATATTCTCAAGCTTCTTGGCTTTCTCTTTGAGAACGGCGATGAGATGTTCCTTTCGTTTCTTGTATGTGTGCATTCTCACTTCGATGAAATCGACCAAAATGTCTTCTGGACTTTCATATTTCTTGATACCCTTGGTCGGATGAAACAGGTGCATGTTACTCACGTGAAACGATTTTTGGAGCTTAAAATCTTTGATGAGATTCTTCCCTCTGTATCCCGTGATTGTGAAATCCACATTTTCGGTCGTACTGTTATTCACGAATCCGGAGATGACCTTTTTCTCTGTGAGTCCATCCAAATATTCCTTGTAGTCCTGTGTCCAACGCCCCGGTGGAAGTTCTGTAATCTTGAGATTCGTTCCCGTGCTGTTGCCTGACCATACACCCTCTGTAATCCAAAGTCCATCCTCATTCTTGAAAACACGACCCTTGAACTTGTCAAACCACGGTTTCATCTCCTTGAGAGACTGTCCAGAAATAGCTCGTTCTATGTTCTCACAGATGTCCTTTGGATTAAATGGTGGAACGTAGCAACTGAATCCAGTACCGATGCCCTCTGTTCCATTGATGAGAACGGTCGGTAAAATCGGTACATAATATTCAGGTTCAATCGGACGCCCATCGTCGTCAAGGTATTTGAGTACCGCATCATCCCGTGAATCGAAGAGTTTTCTCGAATCTTTCGTGAGCTTCGTAAAGATGTACCTCGTTTGGCTCGCATCTTTACCACCCATGAGTCTCGTACCGAACTGACCACACGGTTCGAGGAGATTGATATTGTTTGAACCCGTAAAATTGTGTGCTAATTTTACGATCGTATCTGCGAGAGACACCTCCCCGTGATGGTACGCCGATGTTTCTGCGACATACGCAGCCAACTGCGCAACCTTCATTTCATTCGTCAAATTCTTCTTGAAGCACGAGTACATGACCTTTCTTTGAGAAGGCTTGAGACCATCACACACGTGTGCGATGGATCGCTTCAAATCCGCAAGACTGAAATTTACCAGATCCTTGTGAATGAATTCTGTGATATTGATTCTTTCAACGTTTCCATATGGGATTTCAAGCTCTGAACTCTCCTTTTCGGTGCTTTCTAAGAGCCACGTCTTACGAGAATCAGCCTTTGTTTTATCAAATGCGAGTACCACGGAATCATCCGTCTTTTCATCCGTGTCAAACTTGACCGTGAGCTTTTCAATATTCTTGAAATACTCTCTCGCTTCGGCAGATGTAGAGGTACCGAGACCCTTGTAATACTTAATCTTCCATCCAGACTTTCCATTTCCATACCATAGTCTAAACATAGAATCGGTGTAAAACGACATTGTTTGAGACCCTTTGGTCGCTTTGATGATAGGCGTGACCATACTCACCACAAAATTTAGGTCAAGTAAACTCGGCCAGAAGTAATGAATCATGTTGAGCACGAGACCCTTGATGTGACTCCCATCGGTATCGGCATCAGTCATAATCATGAGTCTACCATATCGGAGATCATTGAGTGACGTATATACCTTTTCTTGTTGCAAACCAAGAATCTTTTTGAGATCACTGAACTCCTTGTTCTCTGTGAGTTGTTTGACCGACGCGTCTCTCACATTCTTACACTTTCCTCGAAGTGGAAATACGCCATAATAATCTCTTCCAACCACCGAAAGACCGGCGACCGCGAGAGACTTAGCGGAATCACCCTCTGTGATGATGAGCGTACACTTTTCAGATTGTTGCGTCCCCGCCTTGTTTGCGTCATCCAACTTTGGGATACCAGTTATTTTAGACTTTCTCGCGCCATCAGTCTTTTGAAGCTCTTTCAGTTCCTTGAATTTGGAGAGTGCCATCAATTCCGATTGAACATTCGTCTTGAGAATCTCCTTTATGAACTTCTTCGTAGGTTCAAATTTGCTCCCAAATTCTTGTGGTTTGAGCGTACACTCGGATTTGACCTGACTACTGAATGTCGGGTTCACGAGTGTTGCTTTTACGAACACCATGAATGTATTTTTTACCTGTTGTGGTTTAAGCTTGATCTTCTTCGCCATCTCATCGATGATATTCGATGCGAGTGTATTCGCCACATGATCCACGTGACTTCCACCCTTTGCCGTACATATACCATTTACAAATGATACATGTTCAAACCCATCGTCCGATGGTGCAATGCATACAGTCCACATACTCGATGTAAACATGCAAATCTCATCAGATTTTGTGTGCATTTTGGCGTATTTATCAAAGTTCGTCTTTGGAATTACCTCCCCTTGAAACTTGACTTTACACCCCGGTGTGGTACAGATGTTTGCGTCGTAGACCCGCTTTTCAAAGATTTTGAAAATGTAATCGTCCATCTCTTTCATACCAAACCTAGACCAATCCGGTGTGAATGTGATGCATATACTCGAGGTCGCCCCCGCGTAACTACGCATTTTTGGCTTTCCACACGTCTTCATGTTATTCGTCCACTCTTGTGTGTACGTCGTCTTGTTTTCAGAATCCTTGATTTTGATGGAGAATTTACTTGAATATACATTCGCGAGCTTTGCACCGTACCCATTTCTACCACCCACGACACGCTGTTGCGAATCATCGTAGTTGGTACTCGTGAGAAGATGCCCAAACGTGAGTTCCGGATTCCAAATTTTTTCCTTTTCATGTTCCTTTACCGATATACCCCCGAGAGGTCCATTGTTCTCAACACTGATTTCACCCTTCTCTCGGTCGATGTTGATGGAGATTGACGTTACCTGTTTCGGATGGAGTGAATTACGGTCGATCGCGTTAACAAGAATTTCGTCAAAAATCTTGAGAAGTGCTGGCGCATAGATGACAGTCTTCTTTTCAAAACCTTCACCTTCTTTGACCCAATATTGCTCGCCAACACGAGACACAGGGCCAACATACGAGTCA